GGACAAAATCCCAAAGCGCCAATGATCATGGCAGCTATGCAGGCTCACTTGGCAGAGCACATTGGATTTGAATATCGTAAGCAAGTGGAAGCTCAGCTGGGCATGTCTTTGCCCCAGCAAGATGAGAAGCTGCCGCCAGAGGCTGAAGTGGCTATGTCTGGCCTAATGGCTCAAGCGGCTCAGCGTGTGTTGCAACAACACCAGCAGCAAGCTCAACAGCAGCAGAACCAGCAGAACCAGCAAGATCCGATCATCCAGTTGCAGCAACAAGAGATGCAGTTGAAACAAGCTGAATTGCAATTGCGTCAACAGGAAGTTCAGATCAAGGCTCAGCAAGCTCAGGCACAAGCGGCTATTGAGCAAGCGCGTCTGCAGGCTAATACTCAGATGCACGCCCAGAAGCTGGCTCTGGAGCAGCAAAAAGTGGGCAGCACATTGCAGGCACAGACTGCAATTGAGTCGCAGAAGATCAAAGCTAACGCTATGTCCGCAGCGCAGAAAGCGGCATTGGAGAAGCAAAAGCTAGATGGCAATTTACAGTTGGGGGCCATGAAAGTCGGGGCGGAAGTTCAACGCAACAAACGCCAAACAGACTCAGAAAACCAGCGCGAAGGGCTGCGTATTGGTGCAGATATCGCCAAACACAAAGCCGAGCAAAAGGGTGCAGAGCGAGAGCTTATGCTCAAGACGGCCAATGAGATGATCAAAAATCACATGGCCAATGTGGTAGTGGAGAAAGGACCTAAGGAGTCTGAATGATTCAGAAATTCGCAAGCGTATTGCGCGAACAAATACGCAAAGACATGAACAACTATGCCGATGATTTGGCTAGTGGTCATTGCCGTACTTTTGAAGAGTACCAAAAACTCTGTGGGGTGATTCAAGGCCTAGCCCAGGCAGAGCGTTATGTTATCGACCTTGTAGAGAAAGTTGAAAAATCAGATGAGTGATCTTATTCTGCCACCAGGGTTAACCCTGCCTAAGCAAATTCAACCAGTGGATGCTCCGGCTGAAACTGATACGAATGAGCAAAAAGCAACGATGCTGCCAGAACCTTCTGGTTGGAAATTGTTGTGTGTCGTGCCTGATGTCTCTGACAAGATTGCAGGTACTGACCTTGACCTTGTAAAACCGTCTGACCTGGTCCGCCAAGAAGAACATGCCACTACGGTGTTGTTTGTCTTGAAGGTTGGTCCTGATGCGTACAAGGACACCGCCAAGTTCCCTAGTGGTGCTTGGGCCAAGCCTGGTGATTTTGTCGTGACCCGTGCTTATGCCGGTACACGCCTGAAGATCTACGGTAAAGAATTCCGCCTGATCAACGACGACCAAGTCGAAGCAGTGGTGGACGATCCACGTGGCGTAACACGCGCATAAAGGAGTAATGATGGAAGACGTATTCAAGTTCCCCGACGAGATCGAGGAAACGAAAAAAGAGGTGAAAGATCAAGACGGCTTTGATATTGAAGTCGTTGACGATACACCAGAGCGTGACCGAGGCCGTAAGCCTTTGGACCGCGAAGTGGCTGATCCCACTGATGATGAAATCGAAAACTATTCTGAAGGCGTTAAAAAGCGCATTAAAGAACTGACTCACGCCCGCCATGATGAGCGTCGTAAGGCAGAGCAATTGGCACGTGAGCGCCAAGAGCTTGAGCGCCTGGCTCAACAGTTGGTTAATGAGAATAAGACGTTGAAACAATACGTTAACAATGGCAGTCAACAATACGCTCACACGTTAAAGTCGGCTGCTGAGCAAGAGCTGGAAATGGCTCGACTGAATTTCAAGAAGGCTCAAGAGTCTTTTGACACGGATGCTATTATTCGTGCCCAAGAGGCGATGACTGATGCCAAAATGAAAGTTGCTGCGGCAAATAATTTTAGGCCAGCTACTTTACAAGTTGATCAAACTCCTGTACAACGTCAACCTCAAGCACCTCAACCTGTACAACCTGACGAAAAATCCCTGCGCTGGCAGGCAAGAAACCAGTGGTTTGGTTCGCGTGGGTTTGAGGAAGTTACCAGCTATGCACTAGGGCTGCACCAAAAGCTAGTCAACAACGGGGTAAACCCGCAATCTGACGAGTACTTCAATACTATTGACGCTCGCGTAAGGAAAACCTTTCCAGAGATGTTTGGAGAGGAGAAGGCCGCCCAAACTCAGACTAGGACCGCGAATGTAGTAGCTCCGGCTGCAAGATCATCGGGTAGTAAGAAGGTTCAATTAACGCAGACGCAAGTAGCGTTGGCGAAGAAATTGGGTTTAACTAACCAGCAGTATGCTGAACAAGTATTGAAATTGGGGTAATTAAAAATGGCTATCAATCGTAATCCTCGTGAGATTGAATCACGCGAACAAACAGCTCGTTATGTTTACAAACCATCGAGCACTCTGCCAGATCCGAATCCTATTCCGGGTTGGTCCTTCCGCTACATCGCAACTGCGATCATGAGCATTAGTGATCCAACTAACGTGTCCAAAAAGATGCGTGACGGCTGGGAGCCAGTGAAGGCGGAAGACCATCCTGAGTTGATGCTTGGTCCTGATGCCAAAGGTAATGTGGAGATTGGTGGGTTAATGCTTTGCAAGATGCCTACTGAACGACTCAAAGCTATGGAAGAGTATTTTCAGAACCATGCAAAATCGCAGATGGAATCAGTTGACAACAACTTTATGCGTCAGCAGGATCCTCGGATGCCGTTGTTCTCGGAAAAGAGATCATCGACAACACGTGGGTCATCTTTATCTTAATTTTATGGAGTTATAAATGGCTTATCCTATTGTCCCTGCGGCATACGGTTTAAAACCCGTAAGCCTGACCGGCGGTAGAATGTATTCGGGTTCTACCCGTTTCATTCCTATCTCTTCTAGCTATGGCTACAACTTGTTTAATGGCGACGTTGTTGCTATTAGCGGTGGTACTTTGGCTGTTACAGCCCTCGGTGCAGCTTCGTCGGTTTCTTCCGGCGCTGGTGCTATCGGCGTGTTTGTTGGCGCTCAATACGTCAACAGCTCTAGCCAAACCGTGCGTGCTCAGTTCTACCCTGCCAATACTGTTTCTAACAATATCCAGGGTTATGTTGTGGATGATCCACAAGTTGTGTTCCAGTCGGCTGTGCTGACCCAAGGCACTTCGTCTGTGTCTAACACTCCTGGCGCTACTATTGGCTACGTGAACCCCTCGTTCATCGGATCCAATATGTACTTGGTTACCCAAGGTTCTAACGGTGGCTCTGCTTCCGGTAACACCACTACTGGTGACTCTGCTATGGGCGTGACCGGCGGTGTTATCACCTCTGGTACTCAAGGTAATACACGTATTACATCGAGCGCTCCGTTCCGTGTTGTGGCTGTGGTTCCTGACACTGCTGTTACTGTTACCGCTACCAGCGGCAACGCAACTTCCAGCAGCGCCACTTTGACCATTACTGCTGCTAACACTGCTATTAGCCCCGGTATGCAAGTTATTGCTCCTAGCGTGACCGGCATGGCCCAAGGTAACTATTTGACCGTGACTAACATCAGCGGTACAACTTTGACCTTGTCCACCACCGTGTCAGTGCCTGCTGGCACTGCTTTGTCTTTCGTTGGCTACCCAGAAGTGCAAGTACAGTGGAACTTCGGTTACCACAACTACTTCAACGCTACTGGCGCCTAAGGAGTAATATAAAATGGCTATTTCACGCGCACAACTACTTAAAGAACTGCTCCCCGGCTTGAACGCTTTGTTCGGTTTGGAGTATGCCCGTTACGGTGAAGAACATAAAGAAATTTATGAAACCGAAACTTCTGAACGTTCGTTTGAAGAAGAAACCAAACTGTCTGGCTTCAACGCCGCTCCGGTGAAGAATGAAGGCAGCGCAATTTCTTATGACAATGCTCAAGAAGCTTGGACTGCTCGCTATAACCACGAAACCATCGCCTTGGGTTTCTCGATCACTGAAGAAGCGATCGAAGATAACTTGTACGACAGCTTGTCTGCTCGTTACACCAAAGGCTTGGCTCGTGCTATGGCTTACACCAAGCAAGTTAAGGCTGCTGCAGTTTTGAACAACGGTTACAACAACGCCTACGTTGGCGGCGATGGCGTGTCCTTGTTCTCTACCGCTCACCCCTTGGTGAACGGCGGTACTAACAGCAACACTTTCACCACTCCTTCTGATTTGAACGAAACTTCTTTGGAAGCTGCCGTTATTCAAATCGCTGCTTGGACTGATGAACGTGGTCTGTTGATCGCTGCTAAACCCCGCAAGTTGGTGGTTCCCCCAGCACTGATGTTCGTTGCTACCCGTCTGCTCGAAACCGAGTTGCGCGTTGGTACTAACAACAACGACATCAACGCCATCAAGAACAATGGTTCGATTCCTGAAGGTTACGCTGTTAACCACTTCTTGACTTCGACCAACACCTGGTTCTTGACCACTGATGTGCCTAATGGCCTGAAGCACTTCGAACGTATCCCCTTGCAAAACAGCATGGACGGCGACTTCGACACTGGCAACGTGCGTTACAAATCACGCGAACGTTATTCGTTCGGCTGGTCTGACCCACTGGGCATCTTCAGCTCATACTAAGCACTCGCTGCTTACAGGGAAAGGGGCTTCGGCCCCTTTTTCTTTGGGTGGTAATAATTCCAGCAAAAATATCTTGACTACTGCTTTGGATCGGTTACTATCTACGCATCTGGGAATTCGACCTTGTTGCCACTGGCCCAGCAGACGATGCAACGATTAACAAGGTAACTTTTGCATAAGGACATTTGTCATGGCACGCAGTACATTTGAAGGCCCAATCCTGTCGGGCGACAACCGTTTTGGCGCTTTGCGCGACGTCGGTTACACAGTCTTGGAACAAGACTGCTACATTGATCTTTCCAACAGCACTGCTGGCACTGCTGGTTACTCTGGTGGCTCTGGTCAATTTGCTTGGGGCAACAACATCCCCAACCTGCCCGGTACAGTTTATACCCCCTCTAGCGTTTACAGCGCTAACGGCCCTACCGTGCAAACCATCCCCGCCGATACCACCACTCAGGTGTATCGCGGCGTTGTGATGTATATTCCCAATGGCAGCGAAATCATTGACGCGACTGTGGACTACATCTCTGCCATCACTGGTGAGTCTGGTGCTACGTTGAGCAACGTGAGTGTGTTTGTTTCCAACAACTACACTGCCGCTGCCGGTACTCCCGCTTATGCTACTGCCGCTCTGGGAACTACGACTGTTGGCACTGCTGGCCGTCAAAGCATCACCTATACCGGCACGAATTTGGCTAACTTGTTGGCTACCACTGCTGATATTCAGAACCCCACCTTGGGCGCTAACCCTTCGTTCTTGTCGCAAGTTGTGTTTACTCTGAGCATTACAGGCACTAGCGTTGCGGCTCCCACTGGCGGCAAACTGAACTTCATCTTGCGTTACTCACAGCCCGA